GTGTATGGAACGGCCAGATCCTAGGATCCAATCTAACCGTTCCTATGCCAAGAACTCGTCCTTACGGACCTCCTGGCGTTTTTCTGAAAACCTTTGATAAGGTAAAATGTTTGCACATTCTTTTTTTGGATTTAGTCCTTTAGAACCCACTGACCCACCGAAGGGTTTTGCACCTAAGCAATCGCCATGGGTGAGAAATCATCAAGGATAGACCGTTCCTTTCATTCTGATTATTAGTTTAGATTTGTACTCAAGTTTATGTGAACAAATAAAATATTCTTTGGATAATATATAACATCATGAATACGGTTCCGGGAATGCCACTCAATGGCAATGACCTGACCGCCATCGTTATGAACAATATCGCACCACAACTCAAGCTCACCCAGAATGTGCTTTTCTACTCACAGGCTCTCATCGGTGATTATAAGTATTCTGCACGAAGCGATGATCATCTTGGTTGGATGGTCTGCGACGGTCGTCTGCTCGATCGGACGACATACGCGGCTCTATTCGATGTTGTCGGTACTTCATTCGGCAACACGACTTCTAGCAACTTCCGAGTTCCCGATCTGCGCGGTCGAGTGTTTGGTGGCCTAAATGAAGTGGCGAACAAGAACGTATCATTCTCTACGAGGGTGCTAGGAAACGCCGTGGGCACCGAGACACATACGCTCGTGATCAACGAGATGCCGTCCCACAATCACACGATCACGGACCCTGGACATACACACTCATACGTCAACCAATCGGGTGACCAATCGACTGATAACGCTTTCAGCACCGAAACGGCAGCCGACCAAGTCGATAACAACCAGACGACGGGCAGCTCTGCCACAGGCATTACCATCAACAACCGCGGCGGTGACCAACCCCATAACAACATGCAACCGACTCTGTTTGCAGGCAATGTATATATCTTTGCAGGTTGCCCGTGATAGCCATATAAGCATGTTAGGCATATAAACCAAAAACAATGGTATATGTCGTTCAACACGAAGACTATCAGCATCATGTGGTCATCGGCATCTTCGAGTCATCGTATGATGCACTCGTATGTGCGACGGTAGAAGAAGCACTCACATCTATATCATGTCGAGTATTCGAAATGAACGTTCAACCAAAGACAACAGATGCTGATGACAAACATGATATTCAAACTCGCATTCCCGAATATGAGCTGCCCGAAGACATTCGTGCCCAAATACAACAAAAACGACAAGACGACAGAGACCTCGTAGCTCAGGGCCAGGCGATACGAGCGGCACAAGTGCTTGAAAGCGTAAAAGCGTTCCGGGAGCTCGATAAGACCAAAATATATGATGATTTTGCAGAACTCGTATCGTCGAGCAACGATCTAAAGCACCAACTCGTGAACCATGTGATCTCAATCGAAGAGTATAGAGCGCGTGTCGAGCTCGTGACCAAGAAAGCCAATGAGCTCATGGCGCATGTTTCCCGCGTATGGAAAGAAAGGAATGGCGCGTTCTCGTTCACGCATATGGATGAACATGTACGCACATTGATGAATGGATGTGGTTGTTCTTCGATCGGACTCAAGTCCAATATGCCACAAATTGTTTGGATCTAGTAGCGACAATCTTCGGGATGAAGCGGACCAAAACCAGAATTGTTATGGGGTAGGTCGATGCGAGGAATTGCGTAGGGGTCACCGCGAAGATCATAGGATTGGTTGCGGGTGGGGCATTTGAAGCGTGTCCCCATATTGAACATCTCTTGGAAGCCTTCTCTGAAGGGAGCTAGTACATATAGCGAGAATACTAGCAGAATACTAGCTATGAAGGCCACTATCATTTCTATGATATGATAATTTTTTGGCGTGAATGATTCGTTTGCCCACGAAAATTGATTGCTCGTCATCTCAAATTCACCCACAAACAAGCAAGCAAGCACACTCGAGTCACCTCTCACAAGTCAACTAAGATGGCCGTCTCACCCAAGATCACCTATCTGGACGCCACCATCCTTGATTGCCGCATGCGTGGCATCTATACTCTGCTCCTTCGTCAGCGGTATAAGAACGCTGTCATTGTTGTGAACGATACCATCGTGATGATTCGTTCTCTTGCTAAGTACCTGCCTGCCAAGATGATGGGTAGCATGATCGATGGTCTGTATTCTTGCCTTGTGCACCTTGCGTTTAAGCGTTATCATCACGCGCATGATGCAATTCGCTCCCTGCACTATATGTTGGAGAACTATATTGTCGATAGCATTGAGGAGTACGACCCATTCGGCGAGGAGCTCTACTGCTAAAGCGCGGCGAAATCGGCACATGTAGACTTGTGAAATTCACGCATAATACGGCAATCCACTGCGGCTTCTTTCATCGCCTGGTAAATGTTCATCAATGCCATCATGCGTTCTTTGGCCTCTGCGTGTATGACTTCTTCGATGTTGTTAATGTTATTAATATCTATTTTCTTGTTTGCTCGCAAATCTTTTTCGATGGCCCGTAGTTCTTTTTTCTTTTCTGTTATAGTAGCTTTTATGCCAGCGATCTCCGCTTTCTGCGCTTTCTTGTCGAGAGTGCCGAGTCGCGCCTCCGCATCGCCTATGTCTTTTATAACGCTTTGCTTTTGGAGTTCCTGCTTATCATTGACGCCCTTGTAGATATCAAGGGGCATTTCGCTCATGTATCTATAAACACGCACGACCCATTCACCCTTGTCACGGTCCAGGTCCGCATGACTGCAATATCTCACAGCACGCCCGAGGGTTTGTTTATCGCTCGCCCATGTCACCAGCGGTTCGAAGATATGTATGTTCCGCACACCCTTCAAGTCGATACCTTCGTTGAAACCCTGGGATGCTAAAAACACATGCACGTACTCCCCGTTTTTGTTCGCAGCGCTATTATAGATTTTGATCATCTCATGTAAGTTCTTCCCCGCGCTGACATCTTTTTCAGTGGCATCTTTTTTGCCCGGTGAAATCTCGTTTGTGATAGACAGGATATACCGAGGCCGTTTCGACGGTAGCGCCCCCTTTTTGTTCAGTGCCTTGGCTTCGGCGACAGTGAGTTTGACATAACCCATCTTATCCAGCTCTTTGGCCACCGCGATGATTCCATGGCCACCATACCCCCGGTTCTCGAAGAACGCGCTATAAACATAATGTTTTTCATCCGGGGCTTTTTGGATCGTATCTAAGAGTGCCGGCATCTTGTGACTGAACTCTGATAGCGACAAAGATGGTTCAAAGGTGTACAACATGTTTGCATAGCGCCGCGCGGCTGCCCAATACTTGTTCGTCTGGTTTTCTTTGGCCAGGGCGGCAAAGTTCCTAGCATGTGGAGCAACATCGTTATAAGCCTCCAGGTATGCATCGAACTGGCGTTTCCCCATGGGCACTCTGACCGGGAATTCGTCTAGAAGTTTTGGGAATTTCGTGAGGTCGCTGCTCATATCAAAAAACGATATCATGTTGCGCACGCTTTTCTTAAAGGTCATGAGAGCGGTTTCTGTGTTGTCAGCAGGAGCCGTAATAGGCGGCCTGGTAGGATCGCGAATGATATTCAAGAGTTTAATGACATCCGGGATGTTATCACCTGGTGTAGCGGTCAAGATCACGATTTTCATGTTGGGGAACTTCGTCGGATCGACGAGTTGCGACTCGAGATATTCATGCTGACGTTTTTGTGTCTGCAAGGGACGAAAAAGGTTATGCACTTCGTCGAATACCAACACGGATTTGTCGAGATCCACATACATCTTTGGAACTGGTTTGTCTTTTTTATCACCCGTGGTTTTGTATCTTTCAGTCGATTTCACGCGAAATGATAACTGGGCGAACGACATAAACCGTACGTTTCGCTTTTTGAAAGCCTCGCCTATCGTCGCCATGCTTTCTTCTCGTGTCTGGCCGGTGAAAGGCGCCCTTTGGAACCGCGGATATAGATTGAGCGCACATTCGTGGAACTTGTAATCCGGGTTGCTAGCGAGGGCGTCCAGAGAAGATGCAAATATGATATCTCTGGGATCATCCCAAAAAGAATCGATCACACCAGTGGCGGTGCATGTATTATGTGTTACCGTGCAATCCGCCAATAAGTACCTCTGATTCGAATCCAACATGCAGCCAAAGTAAAAGTCGGGAGCGCATGCTTTCACCACGATATCGTATGTGAGTGGTTGCTCATGTGCTACCGGGTGTTTTCGGCACGGAATATAGCCACTGATTTTGCCGCCACATACATGTAATCCTACCGTTCTCGCCAAAAATATGATATCAGGAGACAAAGTCGGTAAAACATACGCTGCATTTTCGAATATCGCCCAACGATCCAGGAAACCGGCGAGATACTTCATACGGACCTTGCTCGCATTCACTTTGTAGACGTTTGGTACGGCTGCGGTTAATGCCGCATTATATCCCTCGTAATAAGGATCGATCAGACAAGGTGTGTAAGGGAATTCTACGGGAACACGGTATCCCTTGAGCCTTTGTTGGGTTTCCTCGGACAACGCGAGAAACTCGTTCACGGGGATCTCGATGATTTCTTCTTCTCTTGTGATATCTTTGAGGCATAAGATATGTTCCGAATTGACACGATAGCTGTCCCCGCTGTGGATATCAACAATATCATACAACATATCGAAACCATGTCCCAAGTCGAGCACCTCGCGTGGTCGGGAATCATCACCCATGACTCTATCCCCAATGCGGACATCCTGGACCATCTTGATCGTCCCATCATACATCAGGATCGGTGTGTCCTTCGCATGACATTTCCCGCTTCCGGTCGAGTGCCATGCGAGCATACCGCGTTGTGATGTCTGTTTCCGCGAAACGTTTTTCATGACCATATTAATCACAGACTGTGGTATTGATGGCGCAAACCCGACGGGTTCTTCGGCGGGTTCCTCTGACTCATCCAGCACGCTCTGAATATGTTCGATGCGCCGTTTATCCAATAGTTTGTTCACGAGGGTTTCTTTTAGCGCACGCTTTTCATCGTCCGTCATGAAATGATTTTTGACGTAGTGTTGAGTTTCGATGCTGAAACGATATTCTTTGCGTAGGGTCTTCAGGTCCTCCTCGCCTAGAAACTTCTCGTAATACCATTGATGATCCCGGTGGAGGGGGTCGAGGTTGATCAGGTTCTGTCGGATGCTTTGAAAATCCATGCGGGATAGCGAGGATGTGGCGGCAGCAGTATTGCCATCTTTGGCTGCTTGAGGAACGCATCGGTTTCCTTCGCCGATCAACTCGTTCACTTTGGGCGCTCGGGAAGGCCTGTTGTTTTTATACCATTCGTAGATATAGCTTTCGAGATCAAAGTCTGGCATGTTATCAGGCGGTGTGTCTACTTTTCCTTCCTTGCTCTTCACGCGTTTCTTAGCGAAACAATCATACGAGTACTTCCCGGTTTTGACCCACGCACACGCGGGGTCGGCATCACACGCCTGGGATGTTTTCTCGATACGTTGTTCGATTTGAACATCTTGTGCACGCAATACTTTTGGTCGCAGGAGACCCGAGTCTTGATAAAGTGACCCACAATGGGCATCTTCCGTGTCGGTCCAACATACTCCATGGTCATATTTGTTCACTCGATTGATGTCGTTTGGACGCCATATACCTCGTAGATTCTCACATTGTGTTTTGCTTTTAGGCCGCACGTAAAAGCGTTCATCAACGTCTTTGATCCCTTCTACTCGCGACTTTCTATAATGACAATACTTTGGCGTCGCCTTGAATTTATTGTTTTTCTTGAACGAGTCGACATCATGGTACAAGTATGGATTGACGGATGGTCGTGCATATTCATAGGACGACCCGAAGCGAAGTTGACACTCGTTATCCCGAGACGCAAGTTCTTTCTTGATCGCTCTATACCAGTCTTCTTGTTTGTTTCCATTCATTTTATATGATCGTTGAAAATAAATGAGTTTCGTAAGTGCCGTAAATGTTCTTTTACAAGAGCGACAACTCGATTTGTTCGACGTTGTTTTTTTGAAAGCAACTTGCAAAGATTTGCAGCTCGTGTGCGAGACAAATTACGTACATCCTACCGATTTTGCATATAATTTATACGTGATTTTATACAAGACCCTACTGCAAAACATCACCTTCTACATTCAATGTGATCCAGTATATACCATTATCGATGATTCGAATATCGCTATCGTTGACCGACGGCCGGTCAGTGAAACCGCCTCTGTTATATATACGAGATATAAAGGGCTCGTCGTCGGCAGCAAGAACACAGAAAAGTCTCAGTTACGCGCCGAGCTCGCGGCTATCGCATCATTCGGCGATATCATGGTCACATTTATCAGTGATAGCACACGGGTATCTAAAGCAGTCAACGATATGTGCGCACTGATGAAGAAATATGATATGAATATTAAAATCTCTATAATTTTAAAGTGATGGTCTGTACGGATATTATGGTGTGGCGTACATTTCTAGCGTTGGTTTTAATAATCGTCACGTCTTTTGTCATTTACCGGACCACGTGTGTGATCGAACAATACCGTGCATATAGAAACTTCTTTATCTTCACAAGAAAGAAAAGAAAAAGAAAAAAACGTACAGTAGCAGCCGCCCTTACCAATGCAAACTACTTCAATTTTGACTGGAACTATGATAATAATAAAAGGTATTATCAAGGATTATACCCGGACCTCGGCCAAAACAAAGAAATCGGCAGATTGACACATGCATCGCCTTTGCAAGATGAGGGAGGTAATAGCTGGAAAGTGTACGGCACACGTGTCTATGATTACATCAAACATAGCGTGACTCGTTACGAATTCAACGTATTTTGGCGGAATCTCTACATCGTCCCGACCAATGAAATATACCGGGGCAACCTTTTCAAGTACGGAACCGGCCCAGAAGACAACAAGATCCCGATAAATGCTACCACTCTGGATATGATCATTGACCTTAACTATTTGACGGCGGTGCCGAGTCAGTTGCAGTTTCGCCACCCAGCTTTGCACGCCACTCCGTATACGTTTATAAGTACCGAAAAATGAAATATTTGATATTATTATGAAGAGTCTTGTCAAGCCGGCTCGGTTATGTCAAGATGCTTATAGAAGTCCTGATACGCTGATGAAACTTTACAAAACCTATGAGCCACGAGTCCTCACTCGAAAAAGCCAAAACACGAAATTACTCTCTATTGTTCATCACGGCGACCTCTATATGACGTTTAGTGGATGCAACAATATCGACGACGTTGTGGAGTGTATCAACACGAAAGTGAAACGACCATTGCCCCAGCATCCTGAGATATTAGTTAGCGAAACTCCCTGGAACATCTATGATGAACTATGGGAAGATCTAGAAAAAATCCTGACGAGTTATTTGAACAACACCGAAATCAACGATATCATCTTTGCGGGGCATAGTTTGGGTGGAGCCCTTGCAGTCCTTGCGGCATGTACGAGCGAATCGGTCGTTTCAAAGAACGTATATTGCGTGTCGTATGGTGCTCCGCAGTTTGCAAACGTGGAATTTCAGAAGCTCATCGACGAGAGACTCAAAGATAATGGACACAAGCGAGTTGTGATTCGGAATGATATCGTGCCGCAAATCAAATTCAACCCTGTGTTGACCGCTAATGGTCAAAAGATCGAGATCTGTAATAAAAAATACAATTTTATCGAAGCACATTCGTGTGAAAATTACAAGAAAGGTGTTCATGGCCTAAGTTTTTAGGTTTTTTATTATTATATAAGATGAATGCATGGCTACACACAATGGACCGTGCGATCGAACTTTCAGAGATGAGCATCGCTATTGGGGGTGGTCCGTTTGGTGCCGTGATCGTAAAAGATGGTCAAGTCATTGGAGAAGGTCACAATAGTGTAGTCATGAGCTGCGATCCGACGGCGCATGCAGAAGTCATTGCTATTCGGAATGCTTGTAAAGCGATAGGGAGCCATTCGCTGGCGGGATGTGCGATTTATACCTCATGCGAGCCATGTCCCATGTGTCTTTCGGCATGCTATTGGGCGGGGATCGATCTTATTTATTACGCAAATAACCGCAAAGATGCTGCGGCCATTGGGTTCGATGATGACTTTATTTACGAAGAATTCACGAAGCCGATGACAGAAAGGCGCATTCCCATCATTTGCATTATGTCAAAAGCAAAAGCGGCTTCGAAAGCATTCACAGAATGGGTCGCCAAGACAGATAAAGTGTCTTACTAATTTTTGTTGTGAACACGTGACGTCAATAATTCCCTGTCAAAAAGTGCCACCATTGTCTTACGTACGATAGAAATACCGTCGCTGCCTACCATCGAGTGATTGAAAGTCCAGAATGGTATCCTATCCCGATATAAAACAAGCTTGGCAAGACATCTATCAAGCACCTCTATCTTGTATGAGTATAGGTTTGCCGCCCCATTCCTTCGGCGCTGAGTTTCCTTCCCACATTGCGGACATTCTTCCGTTGCAAATGTTGAATAAAAAAGATAGTATATTCGCACGCATCATATAAGGCGTATAAACAGAGACATTGCATTCGATGGACAATATATTGGCGTGGAAAAGTGTGCAGGCTCAGTTTAGGGCCTATATTCCAACGTTTCCAGCAACCAAGGTGTTTTACAAAGACCATGATATCTTGCACCCACCAACGCACCCATCAACACGGACACGAGTGCTAAAAAGCGATACTCTAGAAGTCGCAAGAACAATCCCATATGAAAGACCATTGGTATTGATCTTGGCAGATGCACATGTTCCAGGTGGTTGTGTAGGTGCGGGCGCAGGGATGCAAGAAGAAAGCTTGTTCCGTAGGTCTTCACTCCACAAACACCTCGTTCCTTCGTTGTATCCAATCGAAGAAGATGCTGCAGTATACTGCCCACATGTCGAACTCACGGACGGAACCTACATGGATTTCATTGCCTGCCCTGGAATAAAAATGCCGAAGCTGACCGATGGAAATCGTCTATACCCGGAAGATGAAGAAAGACTTCGAAAGAAATTGCATGTTATTTTTCAAACAGCTTGCGAAGGTAATCACGACACTTTAGTGCTCGGTGCGTTGGGGTGTGGTGTATGGGGTTGTCCACCTATTCATGTAGCGGAAATATTCAAGGGAGTCATCGCCGAGTACAATGGTGCGTTTGAAGCAGTGTATTTTGCGGTATTAGGGGCCAATTACAATTTTTTCTCGTCGATATTGGACTTCGAACCTAACGTTGGATCGGCGTAGTTTTTTTCACGGTTTGTAATGTTTTCATGGGAACGAGAGCATACGTATGGCCGCGGTTTTCGACGGTCTTGCGGGAACGACCGAATACATGAGTGGCATCTTTGGTCTTGATACCGAGTTTTTTCTCGAATGTCCTAGCCTGATTGACGGTTATGAGAACATATACTTGCCTGCCCTTGTTGAGGACACGGAGCTTCTTGCCCATGAAAGATGTAAAGCTTGGCGAGCCACCTCCTTGTGCCACTTTTAACTCTGTTATTGTATATGTGGTTGTGGATGTGGGTATACCAACGGCATTGAACAACATCCAGAATTCGGTAGATTGAACACGTACGTAGTCTATTTTAATTGATTTCTTTTTTCTGGTCAACATGTTATACGCAATGTAATCTACGGCAGAGAATTGTCCATACTTAGTGTCTAGTGTTATCATCTCTCCATTGACATTAAAAGAAATAGTATTTATTCTCGTTAAAAAATCATTGTTTTTGATATTTTTGATAAATTCGACAATTTCTTCAACATAAACTGGTTGCTCGGGGGGAAATATCTCGGCTTGATTGGTTTTAAACTGTAGACCCTCTATATCTGTAGCTCTATATTTATCGTCACCATCACTTTCTTCGTCACCATCACTTTCTTCGTCACCATCACTTTCTCCGTCACCATTACTTTCTTTTTTACCATTATTCACTCTGCTCAATTCGGTCGATATTTCGATACTCGTTTCTTTATTATACAGGTAATAACATCTGTATGGCGTTGTTGCCATCTCCACTTTGAGAAGTTTGGCAAAACTAAACTCGCGAGTTAAAATATTTAGAATAACTTCCGCCACATCAGAAGCGGCACTACCAGTATTATTAAATTCAAACGTTTTGTGTGTATCACCTTCATCATTTCCATTGAAAATAGTAAATCGTTTGTTGGTACAATCAAAACAAACAGAGGCTTCTTTTTTATTTATGTCATAGAATTTATAATATTTATTACCCTCACATTCAGGTTTACTAATTGGGATTATGTTTACTAAATCTAAAATAGTATTAGATGAATCATCAGGTATTCTGTAATTGTCTTGTACTTTTATTAGTTCCTTTGGTAAAGCAGATCTATCAATCATTCCTAAAATGAGTCCCTGAACATCATAAGGCAACTTTGGGAACGGAAACTGTTCGCGGGAACGAGTACGTGTTGGTGTGGAGGGGGGTTGTCCAGGTAAATATGATTTAGGAAGATATATGTAGCCAGGTACGGGATGAATGCGACCGAGTATTACTGTACCACCTTTTTTTACAAAGTTGATATTGAACTCATATTTACTATCATTATGCATAAAAGTATATATGCCATCATTGTATATGACTGTATTGGGTTCTATGGATTCAATTTTGTCGATCATTCCATCGATTTCTGTGTACATGTCATCTACCGAAGCAGATGTAGTTAGAATATCAAGAAACAAGTGCATTTTCAGTCTGTGCAAAACTACGAGAGCTTTGTCTGTGTCTGTTAGATCCTTTTTTGTTTTGATCACTTCAATTAGCGTAACTTCGGCTTGTGGTGGTTGTGCTGTATGTTGTGCAGGATTAAATGTAGATATGTTTGTATATGTTATGTTTCGTGGTTCCGATACGCGCTCAGGACCAACTTTGTTCTTGCATTGGATCCCAAAACACCCCAATATGTTATTAAGGAACCTACCACCACCTGTCATGCGATTTTTACGTGTACGGCCTCCGCTGACTGAAGACGGACAAGTACTGATTATGTGTACATTTGTGTAATATTTCGCGACTGTATTTTCTAGTATATTTTTTAGGGCGGCTAGTTCAGGTTGAGTCAAGGTGGCTTTTTCAAGTGGAGTAATGGCGGCTTTACTTTCAAGCACGGGGGAAGACGTGGAAAATTCTTTGAGGACGGGTTGATCCCTACCGCCACGAATCACGCGTCGTGCTTTTGGCATTTATATTAAATAAACATTTTTTTTTGAAAAATGTCGATGCTGATGTCATTACATAAAGGCTGAACATTTTACTAAGCATAAGAATGAACCTCTTGTTTGGATACAGGAGTCCCAAGAGTATCGTTGGGACGGCCGATGGCGCGTTCATCGTCGCCCAAGAACGCGCCGGTGATATGTTCGCGACGATGACGATTTACGATGGTGCTCGAATCGTGGGGTCGTGCTACAAATACGACCTTGAGGAACAGGTAAAGAGCTTGATCGATCAGGGATGGGTTGAAATGGGAGAGAGCGATGTATACTTGTGCGTAGGTGATCCAAAAATTCAGTTTTGGAAGGATAATCGGTTGACGCGGGCATTGAAGCAAGTCGAGCTTGATTCTTCTGCAAAAAAGACATATGGTGGAGTCGATGACGACGGATTGTTTTATTATCTTGGTACTGCGCCTACCGTCGTGTATGATATAAAAGAGCATAGACTAGATACAACCCGTGATCATATAATTCTTACTTACAATATCGAAAGAAAAGGCGATGTTTTATTGAATATGCTTGTGAAGAGCGAGCAGCATATCAATATAAAAGAAATCTCGTTATATCAATATGATTGGACGGGTTCATCTAAGGTCGTGTTTTATCACTCAGATGAATCAAAGAGCGAATATGTGATCTCGCCTTTTATCGATGGGATCCCCCTGCAACAAACCGGTAAGGCTATATATTTGAGTATTACGGTGATGGGTGGTGGTTTGTACGTGGGAGGCATTGGGGAACATATAAACGTAAGCGGCACGTACGCGTTTCTTGATGACATCACCCGAAAAAATGTAGCGGCGTATCAAAACGCGGAAGGACACGGCATACGTATTCGACATGTTGATGGGACGATATACAAGGTCCATAATGTCAATGACTTTGGGCACTCCCCAAATTACCTAGGACCGGAATAAATGTATCATATGTATATATGGAGGATATAGTCGTACATTTGCTGTTCAAAGAGTATCAAAAGAAGCCAACGAAATACACTCGATCAATGGATATAAATTCAAAGACACCCAAGACATTTTACGTACATACAGGAGAAAACGTAACAATCGTCACAAAAATCAGAGGTGTGAAAGAGACATCAAATACTCTGCAACGAGGCGATGTGCTTATCACGGGTCCAAAAGGAGAGCGATATGTTGTTGGGGCGGGAAAGTTTCTGGGATTGTATAATGTCAATGAAGAGATAGCAATTCCAAGGGCCTTGCCGCGGATGGTGGCCAGGCTGACAAGATCTGCTCTACGCAAGGGCGGACATGGCACGAAAGATACTATTGTATTTACGGCACCTTGGGGCGAAACAATGATAGCTAAAATTGGTGATTATATCGTCAAGGATGGTGATGGGCATTATAGAGTCGAGAAGACAGCCTTCTTGTCGACATACGTTCGATCTGGCAAGTAATTGAGCCTATGAGCAATCCGGATACGACATGAGGATGACATCTCTGTGGCCTTCTTGTGGGGCGGCCTGGATGTTGATAGGTGTGACTTGGTGCATGATTTGTGTATCGTCAAAGAGGACGATTTGACCCGGTTTGAGCATGACCCGGACGGTTTTTCCTGTTTTATTGTCGCGGAACTCGCTTACACCGCCGTCGATATTATGTCGATTTATGCATGCGACTCCGATAGCGGTCACGCCATCACGGTGCCACCCTTCGACCGCAGGGAGGCCTTGTTGCTGGGGGCTGCATGTGATGCGTTGGGCTTGTATGAGAAGACGGGCGGTCTCTGGGATGGGGGACTTGGCTATGAAAAAACGGATGAGCTTTCCGAGTTCTACGGGATCGCCGGGAATGTACTCGGGATACACACGGTCGATGTTGCCATGAGTTGGGTTTATATCGCCGCTTTGATAGAGCGGTTGTAATGGGAGGTTGGCCAAGACACCGTCATGTTTGAGTATGCGTTTGATATGTTTCTTGCGGAATCCTTCTTTGACGTAGACATCTAATGTCAGCCGGTCAAAGTCGGGTTGGAGCTTGTGTATGTTGACCTTCTTTGTTACGTCGTAAACGCGTAGATTGCCGACGAATGGATGATGCGCGAGAAGCATTTTTACAATAGGAAAAATAAAATAATTGTGCTTTATTACTCAGATGGAAAAAAAGAGCGTATTATTTGGGACCGGAAGCTACTTTCCACTTGAAGCCTCTATAGATATCTCCTGATTCGCTCATCTTGTGAATGGTTTTATGGCAAGTCTTGAATTGTGAGCATACATCCTGAATGCAATCATAGCGTTCAAGAACCGTATGAGTGACGGGGTCGATTCTTTCCACATATCTTGAACTCGTCATTGGCGGTTTTACAAACGGCATGTCGCCTTCATATGTTGACTTGAGTGTGTCATCACAGTCGTTGTACATCTTCCAATAAAACCCCGCGGCCATGCTTTGTTTGGACAGAGCAATCGTGATATTACATGCACGTGTTTGTCGCAAGAACAATCCCCTATGAAAGACCATTGGTATTGATCTTGGCAGATGCACATGTTCCTGGTGGTTGTGTAGGCGCGGGTGCAGGCATGCAAGAAGAAAGCTTATTTCGTAGGTCTTCTCTCCATAAACACCTCGTGCCTTTGTTATACCCAATCGAAGAGAATGCTGCAATATATTGTCCATTGGTCAAACTCACGGATGGAACCTACATGAATTTCATTGCCTGCCCTGGAATAAAAATGCCCAAGCTGACGGATGGAAATCGTCTATACCCGGCAGATGAAGAAAGGCTTCGAAAGAAATTGCATATTATTTTTCAAACAGCTTACGAAGGTAATCACGATACTTTAGTGCTCGGGGCTTTGGGATGTGGCGTATGGGGTTGTCCGCCTATCCATGTAGCGGAAGTATTCAAGGGAGTCATCGCCGAGTATCATGGTGTATTCGAAACCGTGTATTTTGCGGTATTAGGGGCCAATTACATTTTTTTCTCGTCGATTTGATTGCTATGATTTGACCGGCTTGGATTTCTGCAAAGTTTTCAGGGGAATAAGCGCATACGTATGGCCACGGTGTTCAACGGTTTTGCGGGAACGACCGAATACATGAGTGGCATCTTTGGTCTTGATACCGAGTTTTTTCTCGAATGCCCTCGCTTGCTTCAAGGTGATGAGAACATAGGTTTGCTTACCATTGCTGCGGACACTGAGATTCTTGCCCATGAAATTGAAAGTTGCCAAACCACCTTCTTGTTCTGGGTTTGTAAATTGAATCGACCCACTAGTCATATTCAAGTCTTCGGCGTTTTCAAATATTACTTCAACGACAGCATTTGGATCAGTCTTTAACAGTTTATACGCAATGCAATCTATGAAAGAATATCCGCGCGTAATTTTGACGTTTCTGTTTGGCAGGTTAGAAAGTGTAAATTGGTAGGCTTGACCTTTATCAGCGACGATAAAACCGGGGATTTCGTGAATAGCTCGTGCGCTAAAGCTTGTTGCGTCAAACAAATACTCTTCATCACTATTTTGTTTTTTTAGTGATAATGTTACTCCACTGTAATGATCGTCAAGATCTTCATCAACACTAAAAAAATTTTCGTTCAAGTAATATTTTGTCTTTAGTTTTAGGACATAAACTATGGTTATACTTGACTGTTTGTCCTTTAAAAAGTTTTCAGCAAGCTCTACAATATACGATCTATCACCCCCTTTGAAATCAAACATATACATTTCTGTACCGATACCAAATATTAATTCATGAGTATTACCATGTTTTCTTATATTCAAAGATATCTTTTTTTCATCTGTATCAATAAGATTAAGTGTGTCCCACATATGTTCATCCGAATTTGCTATTTGTTGATCTACGATTGCTTTTATGATGTTTCGTAAAGATGATTTAACAGACTTGTCACCAAGTTTTTCATACGTTTTACGGACATCGTCCAAAGATTTTGGTAATTCTCGTGGAATAGAAATAGAAGTTAAAATTTTTCCTTGCAGCTCTAGGGGAAGTTCAGTGAACAACTTAAATTCACTAGGGACGTCTTGTACTTGTTTCTTAAAGATATTAAATGCGTTCGAAAAGTATATTTCTGCAGTGCTAGCAGTGCTAGTTGGAATGTCTAGCACGGGATGAATGCGTGAAAGTAGTTTTTCTCCATCTTTTTCGAAAAAGTTAATATTGAATTTGTATACAGTATTAGTTTTTTTTGTGATTTTTAGAGTAAATACATCATCATCATATGTCAACCTGTAGGTAGTATAATATGGTAAGTTTAAAGTGTTTTTCAATTCTCTGATTTCCTTGTAAACACTGTATACATCAGAATTAACTGGTATATTCAAAATTTCAAGAAACAAGTGAATATTAAGTCTGTTCAATACGTTCAGAGCTTCGGTCTTGACGTTCACCGGGCTGACCGATTTGACCGGGCTGACCGATTTGACCAGGCTGACCGATTTCATCAACGTAACTCCGTCTGGTACTTGGCCTGGTGGTGGTCGCAACAGTTCGTGATGGCTTTCAGGAATAAATGCAGATATGTTCGTATATGTGACATTTCTAGTGACACTTTGGGTTTCTGGTGTAATTCGGTTACTGCATCGAATACCAAAACATCCTAATATGTCAAGTCCTCCACCAGTCTGTGTTTTTCTACGTTTACGTCCACCAGGTTTTTTTAAGGTATAAAGTTGTTCTGTACCAAAAATATCTATTGTATTGTAATACCTTGCGACCGTAGTATTTAATACGTTTTCTAGATCAGTATCGGTAATGGTAATTGGGGCTTCAGGTGGTGGAGATGCTTGGCTTGGAGAATCCTGTTGCGGACCTAGCGAATATGGTGAAGCTTGTGGAGCTTGCGAATATGGTGAAGGTGGTGAATATGGTGGAGCTGGCGGAGCTGGCGGAGCTGGCCGCGCTGACCAACCAGACATTTATATTGTTATAAGAAAATTACTCAATTCATTGTGAGTATTTGCCAAACAATATTGTTGAGTAAAGCATAACAGACACTTTGAAATAAAGACTAAACATTTTGTATACATCAAGCATGAAGTTTGGGCCCTGTCATAATATAAAGTTCTTGGTCGGGTATAGAAGTCCCAAGAGTATCGTTGGGACGGCCGATGGCGCTTTCATCGCCGCCCAAGAACGTGCAGGTGATATGTTTGTGACAATGACGCTTTACGATGGTGCTCGAATCGTGGGGTCATGCTACAAATATGATTTTGATGAACAGGTAAAGAGCTTGGTCGATCAGGGATGGATTGAAATGGGAGAGAGCGATGTATATTCGTGCATGGGTGATTCCAAAATTCCTTTTTGGAAGGATAGGAATGACCCATTGGCCAGGGCATTGAAGCAAGTCGAGCTTGATTCAAGTACACAAAAGAATCACGGCGGAATAAGTGGCGATGGCTTGTTTTATTATCTTGAGTCGGCGCCGACCGTCGTGTATGATATAAAAGAGCATAAACTAGAAACGGCCCGTGATCATATAATTCTTACTTACAATATCGAAAGGAAAGGTGACGTTTTATTGAATATCCTTGTGAAGAGCGAGCAGAATATCAATATAAAAGAAATCTCGTTATATCAATATGACTGGACGGGTTCGTCCAAGGTCGTGTTTTATCACTCGCTTGATTCAAAGAGCGAGTATGTGATCTCGCCTTTTATCGATGGGATCCCTTTGCAACAAATCGGCAAGGCTATACATTTGAGTATCATAGTGAGTGGTGGTGGGACGCACGTAGGAGGCATTGGAGAATACGTAAACGTAAGCGGCACGTACGCTTTCCTTGATGACATCACTAGAAAAAATGTGGCGTCTTATCAAGACGGAGAAGGACATGGGATACGTATTCGACATACTGATGGGACGATATACCGGGTTCATAACGTCAATGATTATGGGCACTCTCCAAATTACTTGGGACCACTTTCCACTTGAAGCCTCTATAGATATCTCCTGATTCGCTCATCTTGTGAATGGTTTTATGACATGTCTTGAAATGTGAGCATACATCCTGAATGCAATCATAGCGTTCGAGAACCGTATGAGTTACGGGATCAATTCTTTCCACATATTTTGAGCACGTCATTGAAAGTTTAACCACTGGCATGTCGCCTTCATATGTTGACTTGAGCGTGTCATCACAGTCGTTGTACATCTTCCAATAAAACCCCGCGGCCATGCTTTGTTTGGACAGAGCAATCGTGATATTACATGCACGTGTTTTTAGTATCTCCGCCGCTTCTTTCTGCGTGGAGTATACCTTTAGGATCTTGTTTTTTTCCTTATTGATCTGCGCTATCAAACCGAGGCGTTTCTTTGGTAGCTGGGTGGTTTCTATTTTGGTTTCGGGTATGGTTTGTGGAAGCTCGCACATGCCTTCTGTACAAAACCATCTATAGTTTTTGACGAGAGTATTGTTTTCACATGCTAATCTGATATGATAATCGTGCATCTTGGGGTCATTGAGAGAACGAGCAGCGTCTCTCATATTGTAAAACATGTTCACCGGTTGTGAGAGATTATCGGGGTCGTATTGGTAAACACGTCTCCCTGAGTCTATCTGCGGCACATCAGGTTGTGTTGATGTTTGTTCGTCTTCGGCTTCGGCAACACATGGGTTCAATATTGCTTTATCGACAAGTGATGTAAGAACCTTCGAGAGCATGGTGATTTCAGTTGCATCCGTCGAAGACGCTAAACGTTGGAGTATCATTGTACGCTCCTGATGCAGCTTTTCGAGGTAATTTAGTTTTTTACACTCCAGCCTTTGCGCAGATGTGTCTATGTTGAAATGACCGATGTTTTTTTCGATATCTTTCTTCATCTGCTCGTATGGGTAATCACTTGTCAATTGGATGAGCTCCGAGTTAGGAATCCTACGTTTTTTGATATCCGGACGATTCAATAGGTATTGCTCGAACTTGTGAGGGCGGTTGCATGGAAACACATCGATTAGAAAAAATTCTGTATACGTTTGACGTAAAGTGGACATGCGTTGGTCTACATTGTCGGTCTTCCCAATCTTGAAAACATCAATAAGTATCTCGCCCTCTTTGGTCGTCTTGATCACCTTCACGATATACACACATGGTGTATCTTTGTGAGACTGTCGAAGCTGATTATGACGCGCGAGCTGCAATTTCTTGGTAGATTCTTCTTTCAGTTCATCAACGATCGATCTGTTCCTCTTTTCGATATACATGAAGTAAAGTCGTGCCATCTTGGCGTAGTATGTCCTAGTTTGTTTTCCACGTTCGGTGTTCCCCGTCATACAAATAGCCTTGAAAGTATCGACGTTCATCAGGATTTGTTCCTTGTTATGCCCCCCATGAAGTTGCTTGACCGCGGGGTCCATCAACTTCGTGACTACATAGTCAACATTTTCTTGAAAGAACTTTTTCAAATGCCGTTTGGCGGTAGCTTTCGTAGCGAATCCTATCCAATCGACGACCTCGTCGAGATCGATGACATACTTGCTGTTATCGTTACCATTTGTCAAATACATCTGGAAATTATCTATGAAACGTTTCTGCTCTTCACCATCGAGCTCACCAATCAAGAGTTCCTTGATGCATTATATGTATAAAGTAGGTTGAACTTATATAGATTTTCAGCGTGTTTAAGTTGGGTGGTTGAAGTTAAACTTTGCATAAAAAAGAATCAAGAAACGGGAACGATAGCGAGTTCCGCTAATTTCGCCATCAACATATCATACTTTTGCTTTGTCGTATAACGCGATGCCTCTGTCGTTGCCCAAGTCCTTTTCCCGGTCTTTACAAGATCGGGATGGTGGTCGATGACGAACTTATCGCCTCGAGACTCGGTCTTTGCTTTATAATAACAATGCTTGGGAATATCTCCCGCGGTGAGCCCGCTATCAGGCGGAAGTGCGCATACCGTTTTCTTTCCTGCTGCTGTTCTCCTTTGTGATTCGACAGTAGGTGCTCCTCCAGCGGTCGGGGCTGGTTGCGTTTCATCGGCAATTCCTTCGTATTCCAAAATGCACTTGCGGATAGCTTGGTATTCCGCAAAATTTTGCGCCTTGAGTTGCTTGAACTCGGCATTGCCATTGATATCGTCGTTCATTTCCTCAAGTCGTGCAATGATATCTTGATATTTCTGGAGTACGGTACATTTGGTCGATTTTGTGCCACTCATGGTAGCTTTCTTTCTAGTTCCTTGGCGGACTTGGTTGATCAGGAAGGGATGACATTCGATGACAAATTTGCTTTCAGATCCATCCCAGCGTACATGGCGAGGAAGCTCATCGATACCGGCATCGACGAGTTCTTGAGGTGGGGCAAGCTTATCGGAGCGCGAGCCCCGGTTGCTGTTTTGCTCTCCTTGCGTCGCTGCACGAAGGTTCTTTCGGCGATTATCGAGCTTACAACAGTTGATATGGTCGATTGTATAACCCGGACGCGAGATCCCATAATGATCTGCGAGCATCTTGTGCATCGTTGTAGTTCCGTGATTGTACATATATCCAGTACTACTATAAAACCATTGGTGGGCATCTACAACTGCTGAACTATCCAAATCATAAACGATCGGATTCGTTTTCAACTTAGACCAATACATTGCATAGAGTTTATTGTTATTCTCATCGGCAATGAGATATTTTTTCTTCCGCTCATCCTCACCCCTGACATTCCTTAGCTCAGTGCGTTCGATGATTGTGTATATCACTTTGATGTGAAGAAGATAGATACTCTTATTGGCGATTTCAATTTTTTAAGTGTTATCAGAGCAACGGCGCCTTTCACCTATTCGATATTCTTGATAAAATCATATCATTATCGTATCTTATAACAGCCAAGATTTGTTATATTACATATGAGTCATGTTAGCGATAACCGAAAAAAGGCAATTGTGATAGCACATGGTGCGGGTTATCCTTACATAAAGATAAACCCGAAATGCTTTTGCATATAATCATATTTGAAAGCTCAAGTGTCCCTTTTATAAGGCATTTTACTCACTTATCCTATGGAATTTTGTTTAGGTCATTTGATCATTCAAGAAAAAATCACAACTAAGATGACACCATTGTAAGCGTATTGTATGGGGGGAATTCCATCAGTTAGAATAAGCTAATCCACCCATGCCACTCATAATACGCAGCACGTTGTAGGAAACGGCATAGATGCGCACCTTGGCGGAGCCGCCTGTGACGGTGGAGGAGGTGAGGGTCAGCTGTAGAGTGGCGTTATCAATACGAGAGAAGTTGCAGGTGCCTGATGGCTGGTGCTCCTCGGGGCGCAGGGCGAAGGAGTACACGTTGATACCAGCAGACGGCACGTTCTCGTGGTGTTGGTAGGGTTGCACCAGGTTGAAGTACTTGCCATCGCGGGCGCTGAACCTGTCGTGGCCGTTCAGCTGTAGCAGGGCAGTGGACACTGGGTTGGTGCCGTTCTCGAAGGACACTGGCACGAACACGTTGTTGGCACCACCAGCTGCGATACCAGGCATGGCACCTGCCCTGACATCGCCAGCCTCCGGGGTGATGAGGGAGGTGTTGGACAGGGCCCAGGCACCCACGGGAGAAGAGTTGGTGGAGCCGAAAGAGTAGGTGTAGTCGTAGGAATCGGTGTAGTTGAACCATTGCTTGCCCCAGGGAGCAGAGTCGCTCACGTTGAGGTCACGAGATACCACCCATACCAGCTCTTTCGTGGGGTGATTGAAGTTCAGCTTGAACTTGTTGTTGGTGTTAGATGTGCTCTCGTCACCGGTAAACTGTAGCTGCTCGATCAGGTATTCGTGTGATACCTGGGCGAAGCGGCGGCGCTCATCGGTATCGAGGTAGACATAGTCCACGAACAGGGTGCATGACTCCAGGGAGCGCACAGTCACGTTGTTCATGGCGGTGGTGGGGACGCCACCAGACACGGTGCCGGCCCAGTAGCAGTTCTTCACATCGTTAAGCTCAAGGTTAATCTTAACCTCGTGGTATTGCACGTTTACACCCCTTCTTTCGAAGTATTTATCGGATATTCTCCGGGGACTAGACTATATCTTAAGCCTTCATCAAGGTTGACTAGACCTCTCGGACCCAAAACCATTTAGTCGTTGAGCCTTCTCCATAGTCTTGTCGTAGCGACCTTAGGAGCTTGGTTGCGGATTGTCCATTTCGGCATTTGCCTCATCCGGGGGATTTTTACCATACCTGAGTTCCGTTCTCAGCCAACATAAGCTTTCGCGTATGTTTTGGTACCCCGCGGCTTTAGGAGTTTCCCGCAGTTTGGTTTTGTTGCAGCTTGTTCTCACAAGCCACTAGCATCTAGGATGAGTTTACGATCATAAACTCTTGAGACCCCAACAATCTTTACCTTGTACAGAGCTCAAATGCACAAGGTTGGATGCTTTTCCGCCCTACTAATTTAAGGCGATGAGAGGGAGGGCTAGGCCCGGGTTGCGGTTGAAGAAGAATTCTAGGGGAATGTAAAGGGTATCGCCGGCCACGGTAACACCGGTGGTGGCAGATGGGGTGGTCAGGTAGGGGGTGTTGCCGACCATGTTGGCGTAGCCGATTTGGTGGCCAGCGGTCTGGGTCAGCTCGTTCCAGATGTGCAGCCAGTCACCGTAATGCTTGTCACATTTTTACGGTAGGTACTACATGTTTGGCATTTTTAACATGTAGAGGGTCCTCGCGGATACCCTTACCTTGATTTTCACCAAGGAGTAGACTATATCTTGAGCCATCACAGGTGATGATCAATCACCTCAGACCCGCTTCCGTTTAGTCGTTGAACCTTCATCCTCCTTCAATGATCGCCAGGAAGGTAGGATGCTTGGCTGCGGATTGCCCATTTCAGAAGATCTCGAAGATCTTCTTCATCCTTGAGATTTTTACCATACCGGAGTTCTACTCTCCGCCAGAAAGACATTTCTATCTTTCCTTGGTACCCAAAGGCTTTAGGGGTTTCCCGCATTTTGAAAGCGTTGCAGCTTTGACAAGCTACTAGTATCTGTGGAATCTCTTATCGTGTCGAATGTTTCATGTGGCCGTTGACACAGAGACTTGTGCTCCACCAAAAGGTTTTTCCTCTATGCTGCACAAGTTAGCATAGGGGCCTGATACTTTTCCGCACTGACATCGTTAATGCGTTGACCACCGATTTCGAGCTCGACGCTCTTGATTAGAATATGGCCTAGCCAGTTTAGCCAACGGAAAGAGGTGCCGGAGGGCACAGTCACGCTGGGGAGATCCACGCGTAGGTAGGCGCGGTGAATCAGATCACCATTGCGGCTGATGGTGCAGGTAACCTTCTTGGACCAGTCACCAAGACCGTTGAAGGTCTGCTCAATAGATTCCAGAGCAAAGTTAGTGTGACGACGGTAGATGCGGCATCATCCCATGCTTTCACATGGGGCCGGACTATAACTTAAGCCTTCATTGGCGATGGCTAATCGCCTCGAGCCCACCGACATTTAGTCTCTGAACAGCGCCCAACATTTATAATTGACTAGTCAATTATGAAATGCATGTAGGTCTTGCCAATAGCGACCCTTAGGGCTTGGCTGCGGATTGCCCATTTCTGATACATTCTTCGTCGTAGAACATATCCTCATTCGACAAACTTGTTACCATACCCCAGTTCGTTTTTCTGGGCCAGTGTTCTTTTTCAAAAACACCTTGGTATTTGTCGACTTTAGGGGGTTCCCGCAATTTGACGGTGTCGCAGCTGCAACTGCTTCAAACAGCTACAACCACTAGCAACCACTTTTAATGGTTACTAAGGCCAATTGTTTAGGTACGTCACGATGACCTAAACTCTAAACCTTGAAAACATTTATACCTCTATTTTTCAATAGCGGATTCGACTATATCTTAAGCCTGGAGTACAATTCCAGACCCACTGCCATTTAGTCTGTGAACAGCACTCATATTGATAATATCAACTTAGAGCTTGGCTGCGGATTGCCCATTTCCGATATATTCTTCGTCGTCGTCATTAGAATATATCTTCATTCGACAAACTTGTTACCATACCCCAGTTCATTTCTCTGGGCCAGTGTTCTTTTTCAAAAACACCTTGGTATTTGTCGACTTTAGGGGGTCCCCGCAATTTGACAGTGTCGCAGCAAGCAGCTGCTTCAAACAGCTACAGCCACTAGCAGTAATGGTTGCTGGTCAGACATATTGGGAACCACTTACGGGTTTATGATGCGATTATTCCCGTTTTCGCATCCCGACTGCTTTTCAACCCCTTTCTTTAGTGTTCTTAAAGACTTGAGGTGATTTGTGGGTTACCGGTGAGGTATACGTCTTGAGCGCCATAAGCAACTAGTTGCATGAGGCCGCCACCCATATTGCTTTATACTATATATAAAGAAAATAAATTTCTAGGAACGCAGAAAATTTGAAAAAGCTTTTTAAAAACGTAAAAACATGACCAAAAGAGGTTTTTCGGAAATATATCTGATTATCAGTCCTTCCGGCAAAAGATACATAGGACAAACACAATGTGTGGATTCCAAAGGTCGCAAGTATGGCACTATGGCAAGGTGGAAGTGTCATATCAGAGATGCCGCAAGCAAAGATAGGTGCCGTCTGCTCAATCAAGAGATCAGGAGTCACGATCTCACGACTTTCACTATAGCACCAATACTCACCTGTAAGAATGAAGATGCAGACAAGTATGAAATCATGTTCATCGCGCAATACAACACGCACAATAACAATGGGCAAAATAAAGAAGGGTTAAATGTAAGAACAGGTGGTCATTCCGGAGATGTGCTATCGGAAGATACGAGACTCAAAATGTCAAAAGCTAGAACCGAGTATGCATCAAATAATCCCGATAAAGTAAAACTTACCGACAAAACCAAGAAACAAATATCAGAAAGCCTCATCGATAATGTCGTGAGATACGATCACGATGGCAAGATATTACCCAAGTACATAAAATACGTGAATTGGAGTGACCGACGAGGATATCAAATCGTGAGTCATCCGCTATGCAAATGCAAGTACTTTGTCTCCAACAAAGAGAAGCTCGACGTGCTTTATGATAGGTGTCTTCGACATCTCGAATCATTCGACGTCAAACCAAACGTTAATTTTTGCATATAAATAAAGGATTCGTCCATTGTATCATGACAGACTATGAAAAACAGAAAAAACACAAAAACAACGACTGCCCCTAAAAAAACACTTGATATACAACATATGTCCAGACTTCAAGAATTTAATAAGATTAGCAGCTCCATGGAAACGATCGAGAGTCAAATTAACGAACTCGACAATAAAATCATGGCTATAAAAAACAAGATACAAATACCTGAACCAGACGAATCAGACGTTTCCATGATGCTAAACTTAAGAGATATGAAGCAAGACCTCGAGAAACAACTCATAGCACTCAGAGATCGGGATGAAGTTGACTATTTTATCGATACTGCTCCCATTCTCTTTCAGTATTACGACATCGTTGAAAAAGGAAGTAACGATGTACCTTCTTCAGAAGTTCCTGATAACAGCATCCTCAAGTTTTTCATAAAACCACCAGATCAATGTACCGCAGCCCCCACAGATGAAAAGTCGAGCGATGAATCAGTTTTCGTCGATCGAGCGTCATTACTCGATAAATACCTCATGGTCACGGACGATAACTACGTCAAACACGTCGAGAAAGATACGTGCGATACATGTATCAATTGTGGGTCGACCAATAGAAACATCATGTTAAACGAAGGGTTTTTACACTGTAATGACTGTGACTATATTGAGTATATCATCATTGATCATGACCGACCCAGTTATAAAGACCCACCCAAAGAGGTGAGTTATTTTTCATACAAGCGTATCAACCACCTCAACGAATGGATCAGTCAGATTCAAGGGAAAGAAACGACCGATATACCCGAAGAAATTTATGCCAAGATATTGGTTGAGCTAAAGAAACAAAGAATCACAAATATGGCAGATCTAACACCGAAAAAAGTAAAAGAAATACTCAAAAAATTAGAAGGAAACCGATATTACGAACATATCCCACATATCATCAATCGTCTTACGGGCATGTCGATACCACACTTTGAACCCGAACTGGAGGAAAAACTTCGGGTAATGTTCAAAATGATCCAACCGTTGTTCGTCAAATACGCTCCAGCCATCCGTAAGAACTTTTTGAGCTACTCGTACTGCCTTCATAAGTTTGTTCAATTGTTGGGTCGGGATGAATATCTTCCCAACCTGCCTCTCTTGAAGAACAGAGAAAAACTTCAAATGCAAGACATGATATGGAAGAAAATATGCGAAGAACTCAACTGGCAGTGGATAAGGAGCATATGAGTTTGGATGTATATTTTCACGAAAAATAACGGTACTTGTTCTCCAGGTAGAACTTAGCATCATCGGTATCATTATCAACTGTAGCCGTCATAATTGTACGGGTATCAATCTCATATTCTCCGAAATAGTCAAATACCGACAACGAAAGCGCGGTCATATCACATTGATGCAATATGTAATCTTCCGGGACACAATCTATCACAATCGGTTGTTTTTGTACTTCCATAAACTTGACGGTTTTCATAAACCTCTGGGCCTTGTCTTTGCAGGTAAAGGCGATGGCCGATGGCACATTATTGCGATTACGTATCGTGTAATAGACATTGCTATACTTGCGCCTAAGAAGATACAGATGTTGCATTTCTCAAGTAGGCTCGTAACTCGTTTGTTGTTCTCTCTCTCATGCCTTCAATTTTTATCAAGAACTTGCCAACGATGTAACGTCGTTGATATTGACACGGTTCTCCGGAGCAATGTACTTGAGCCCTAGAAACTTGAAGATATCCTCTTCCGTGCGGAAGGTATCACCATCGACGAGCTTCCCGCTGGTGTCCTTCAACCCGTATTCACTCAGAGAGTAACCCTTGGAGAGGGCAAAGTTGCGCATTGCGACATTGAACGGTCCGCTTCCGGTAAAGTACAGCAAAGCAAACGGGTACTCATGAGGCTGCGTCAACATAAAGTCGATGCGACGAAAGTGGCGGCGCATCTTTAGTTTTCCTACGGCCAAGACCTTTTTATTGCCTTGGGCGAGTATGTCTGATATGTACTTTTGAGATACAAACTCTTGGATGATATTCTTGTAGGTGGCTTCGTCACAATTCGTAATGAGGCAATCGACATCGCCACTCGTTGCTTCCTTACGTCTATACGACCCCGATAGAGATGCTACGATATCTTTACCGAAACTCTCGATGACAGACATGATGTACGCCTCATGTTTCTCCATTTCCGCCCTTGGAATACGCAGGATCGTGTCTTTATAGTATTTGAGGCCCTTTTTCTGTACATCGTTTAGGAGGTCTTGCCGCCCTTCGAGTTCTTCTATGCTTTCTACACCCGCGTTATCAATGAGGTCACGAGCTTTTACGGGTCCGATACCATGAACTTGTGTGAGTTGCTCGAATATCTTCATCTTGTCACTCGAGTCGTATTCCTGGACTTGTGCCAGTTTACCGGTTTCGAATATCTCCTGTAGTTTAGCTTTGATTTTCGTTCCCACACCTTTCAACCCACTGATCTGTTCGAAAGACGTAATAGGGCCGTCTATTGTTTTGATCTGCCCTAATACAACTGCATATGCCCTAGCCTTGAACGGCTGCTTTTCAGCCATTTCCTTTTTTCGCAACTTCTCAAGAGCCTCGAGAATATATGCTTTCATATCTTTTGCTTGCTCGACGTCAACGACTTTGCTGGTTTTGACGGTCTTTTTCGCTTTAACTGCAGGCTCGACGTCAGCGACTTTATTGGTTATCAAATTTTCAGGAGGCGGCCATACACAGTCTTCAGGTTCACCGTCAGCGACTTTCTTGGCTTTGACGGTCTTTTTCGCTTTGGGTTCGACGTCAGCGACTTTCTTGGCTTTGACGGTCTTTTTCGCTTTGGGTTCGACGTCAGCGACTTTCTTGGCTTTGACGGTCTTTTTCGCTTTGGGTTCGACGTCAGCGACTTTCTTGGCTTTGACGGTCTT